GTGCCGTCGTTTTAAGTCTGATGCTATCACTCAAACTTATGAGTAAGTCAAACTTCATTCAATACTCACTCGCATTTGTTGTCACGATCTTTGCAATGTCATCTTATTTGATGTTCCTTGCTCATCGTGACACACAGATGATGAACTACTACAACTCAACCATTCAGAAAACAAAATGACAGTGAACGTACAACAGTGGGCAGCATATCTTCACTGGTTAGATGACTGTGAGTCAGGCTATGAGATGTTGTTAGTGTTAGATGCTGTATGACATTACCAACTGATTTCCCATACACAGCACCAAAGCATTATTATTATGAATGTGAAGATTTCAAATCTAATGTGGTTGCTATATGGCTTTGTAACACTCAAAGTTATTCTTATAGCACTGATAGTCCTATTCGTACCATCTGGGGATTCGTCAAGTTCAAGCGAACAAAGAGAAGCACTACGCACACTTACCATGCCCCCATCAACTCAAATAAGGTAGGTAAAGAGGTGTCGTTAAATAACACCACGGCATGGAGTGCAATGCCATTACTCAAATCATATGTAAGCACATGAATGTAGAAGACGATCCAAATACTTATCGTACTCCTGGACTCTATGATGATCCTACAGTACATCAGCAATCACCACTCGAAAGACTGATCCTATCATTGTTTGAGAAGTTGAAGTGGGAACTTGATGATGACATTGAGATCACAATTTCAGGTAGTCAGACATCAGGTATTGATCAACCTGAAGGATACAATAAGAAATGGTCAACACCTCTTGGTGAGGTAAAGTATAATCATGATGCATTCATTGTGATTAAGAACCGTGATCGTAGTCCTTTTGTACCATCAGTCGCACCACTACCATCACAACAGGGTGATAATCCTGAAATGATTCAACCAACTGAAACCAATGACACTGACTTACAGCAAGGAACAACTGATTGATGCACTCGTGCATGAGTGGGACTATCTTTGTCATGATGATTACGATCCTGATGATGACACACCAGAGGAGTATCGTCTGAAGTTAGAGTTACTCACTGTGGAAGAATTGGTAGAAGAAACATCAACTGGTGAAGGTTACACACTGGATGAGTTCATGGACAATCATGGGTGACAGTTCAAGAACTGGTCAGAACGCTTGACAGTGACCCCATAGGGCTGTATATTAAGAGAGTCAAAGGAACACATCCAATGCTCGTCTCCGAATACTACATGATCAGTGCTGTCACTCCTGAAGATGGTGAGGTAAGTTATGAGACGATTGATCAGCAGTTGGCACGTAGCATACATTCTGAATTGCTCGGTCGTCAACTGAATCAGGACGGTACGCATAGTGTCACAGTCCGTGTGCCAACACGCTCCTGATCCATTATACTAAACACATCAGCAAGGCATTCATGACCACCACACCAATGAACAAAGAGTTTTCTGACTATTGTGCTCAACGTGACGCACAGAATAGTATTCAACTCAACATCACCAAGTATTGCTTTGAGTTATGTAATGCACTCTTGACAAACTATATCAATGAATCGATTCGTCGTCATGAGTTCTTGATGCCATCATCTGATAAGCAAGAGTATCATGCTGCATGTATTGCAGATTTACAAGATGGTAATTGTGGTTATGAGTTTACTGTTGACACTGGTCGTAAGTATCACAAGATCATGATGCATACTGGTGGTACTAAATCAGTACATGCATTTGTTGATCGTAAGACTGGTGAAGTATACAAACCAGCAAGTATCAAAGCACCTGCCAAGGGAGTACGATTCAATATGCTCATTCTTTCACAACGTAATTGGTTGTTAGAGAATGCTGATTGGGCTGGTGGTTATCTGTACCGCAGGGGTTGACATTCAACTCAATACATAGTATACTCACTTCAGTTCACTCATGACCACGATGGAATCCGATTTCATGTATGTTGTCGTTAATGGCGAAGCAATCATGTTAGAGAACGGCACCACAACTACTTACCTAGTTGATGATGACGGTACAATTGACTGGGATAGTCACGATACTCTTGATTGGGAGGATATGCTACCTGAAGAGTATAAACTGTACAAGGCAGCATATGATTTCCTTGCTACGTACAACAACACTTACATGTATACCAAATGAATCTCGTCACTGAACACGTTCTAGAACTGCTAGAACCCATCACCGAAGAACTGAAGGTCAAACCAAGACTTGATATCTCTGACAGGGAATATCAACTGTTCTGGCGTTATCATGGTCACTATCCTGCCGAGTTTGCTGCTGCTCTGATGAAAGCATTACCTGAAGGTTATACTTTCGTTGAGTATGATCACTTGAATAACAAACTCACTACCACTCATGAATAAAGCACTCCAAGAACAACTCTCCAGACAAATGGATATGATCATGGAGAATCGACTACGACGATTCAAGTTTCTCATACGTAAAGATCGTATGGAAGATGCTTTCTCTATTGCTGATGAGTTCTATGAGTGGATGCATCCTGATCACCAAGATGATGATGACCTGATTGTGTATTACAATGAAGAAGAACTCGAAGCCCTCTACTACCAAAAGAAAGTCCAAAGCCTCTCCGAAGATCTTGAAGATTACGGATCGGCGGAAGAACATTACTGATTGGCCACCACATTCTAAACACTTCCCCTATAGACTTGAATGGATCTATCATAATGATAAGATCATCGCTATGTTTGAGTGTGAACATCATCTTAACAAACACCTGATAAGATACAAACTCAACAAACGTAACTCCAGGGTAGACATCTTCCCTGATCATACACATACATTTAAATCTAACTACAAGAAACCTAAACGTCAACTCTTCTCCACCCTTGAGGATTTCTTCCAATGAAACTTAAAACAACAACAAAACAATTTATCAACTCCAAAGGTGATAAGTGGGAATGGGAAGAGACAGAAGAACTCATTAAAGCAATTCAGAAACTCGAACAGTATGCACCTGATTATGGTGTAGGCAAATGAATTATGATGGACCATTGTATGCACCATGGCACAAAGTATTACAAGGAAGAACTACAATGAAGTTTAATCTCGAAGAACTTAAGTATCTTCAGTCTATACTAGATCAATCATCATCCTATGCAAAGGCAAGAGGTGAACAGGTAGATCATCCATCAGTATCACATCAACATATCATTCAGAAGATTCAATACCAAATACATAAACTCTCCTCATGAGAGATCATAAGGCAGAGTATGCGAGGCTTTCACCTGAAGCAAAGGCAAGGAAGATAGCGAGGAACTTACTACCTGAAGTGATACAACGAAAAAAAGAATGGTCTCTCCAAAGACTATCCACAAGAAGAGAACGAGAAGCATACAATTACAATGCTATTGTCTCTTTCCTTGAACAACGTGACAATCATGAAGGATGTATAGGATGTGGAACAAAAGAACGATTAGAATTCGATCATATCAACCCAGAAGATAAAGAATTCGATCCTCGTCCTAGAATGGGTGCTAAAACTATGTCAGAGAGACAATGGAATGAAATTGCAAAGTGTCAACTCCTATGTTATGATTGCCATAGAGAGAAAACTGGAGATCAATTTCGTAAGCAATGAACTATAGACATAAAGCACCAACCAAATACTATGTTGTTGAGTATGAACACACATACTATAACCATACACATAGTACAAGGACAAAGGCAGTCTATTTTACACTTGAATCAGCACAAGAAGCATCACTTAAGATGATGAAGAGAGGACAACACATACATTCAGTACATGAAGAGAAACTGTTATCTAAACCTGATATACTCTCAATACACCGTACAGGCACTCCGTAGTAGCCACCAGGTATCTCAACGACACAATTTGATGATTTCTTAACAACCTGTGGAAAAACCTGTGGAAAACTAAATGTATTAAAAAACATAGGTAATGTGCGGAGTTATTGTTGGTTTAGCGCCCCAGCACTCGAAAGTCAAGGAGTTGTGTGACAGCCTGCGAAGTGACCCCGAGACCCTTGACAAATTGGCGTTTCTGGGTTATTATAGAAACATGGAAAAGGCAAAAAGTCAGTTTTTTGACTTTTTCAGAAAACTCAATTAATTAAAAAAATGAATTTTAAGGATTTTGAATCTTCTGCTATTTCAAGTTTAACTACCAATGAAGATAAGCTTGTTATTGTGTTCAAATCATCTGAAAAAGAGTATAATTACACTATAAATGATACAAAATGGGTAGAATCACTCACTAATTGTATTAATAACAAAGAAAGTGTTGGTAAATTTGTATCAACTAGTCTAAAACATAAGAATATCCTAGAAAACAAGGATAATTCTAAATAATTACTCTATAATTGCTATTACTGACTAATAACAATGAAAAACAATCGTAAGTACAATCCAGATAGTAATCACAAAGAACTTCAGATTGAAGATGATTATGAACACTTTGGATATGATGTTAAGAATGCCAAGAGATTCAAGAGCAGAGCAAAACGATCTGCCAAGTTCAGAAACTACGATGAATATGATTGATTTGTCAATAGGTAGTGGACAGAAGTTGAAGTGTCCACTATCACTTGCAATTTGATGTGGATCATGTAGTGTATACACAGTTGAAACATTTTCACATGAGAGTTATCACTACCCCATCAACACGTAAGGGTTACATAGTGACCAAACATCGCACACAGGATGTTGATCAACGTACACTTGTGGATAACTATGGGGCAGCGATGATTGTTGCTCATAACATAAGTGAAATCGAGGGTTGCCGTGTGACGGTTGACAAGGTGTCTACTATCGCTTGATTTCCTGTCCCGTTCCTGTATTGTATAGAAGTCAACCAAACGACACCAAACATGCGTAAGATCGAAACCCAAATGAACGCTGCCATCCACGGCAACGCCAACTGGTCTAAAGCAAACACATCCGTTACAACTCAAGACGGTGTGTCTGAAGTTCGCCTTCATGGTAACTTGATCGCAAAAGTAGGTGATGATTTTGTCACTGTATTTGATGGAGGTTGGCAGTCTAACACCACCAAATCTCGTCTCAATGCTATCATCAACGAGTTCTGCAATGCATTCACTGATGGTGTATTTCAAAAAGACTTTCAGTGGTTCGTTCGTGACAACAAAGTCGTGAATGATTTCGTCAACGGTTACACTTTCAGTGAGTTTGCTTGAGTGAGAGGGGTATATCCCCTCTTTTTTATTGTCTCCACTATGTAACACAAACTGATTCAGCCGCCCGTGGACGATCGACCTAGTGGCACACAGTCTCTCGCATTGCCTCTCACAGCCCCTATAATAAGGACATGAACGAAACGACCTACGAAATCTCTTGCCCCACCTTGGGTGAGACCGAGACCACGACCGACCTGGATCGTGCCATGGACATTTGCTACAGCATGCATGATGAGTCAAACTCCTATGCATACATCCGAGATTCATTCGGTGATATCGTCGGAGAGTATGGCGACGTAATGGAAGCAGTTGCACTGGGGTTAGTTTGATGGAAAGGACAGGATTTTTCATGCATAGCGAGAACCCCTCGCCACTGATGCAGAAGGTCATGGAGAACATCCAACGCCAGCATCAGCAGGAGATGGAGTATAGGCAGGCAGTCAGGGCAGGACGCATCCAACCAGACCAGTTCACGAGCTGGAACATTAGCGACAGACATTGATCGCTGACCGACTAGGATACACACAAGAAACAAAACAAACAATGGATCAACCAACCTACGCCGTCCAACCTGCAGCATGGGGCAACTTCGATGGATGGGGTTGCGACTATAGCCCCACGATCGAGGATGCATACAAAGCATGCAAGATCTGGCGTGAGATGGGTGAGTCTGGCGACATGATGATCTTTCGTATCCTACCAGGTGGCAACCCCATCCGATGGGTGAGAGTCTACGCTGACGAATCAATCGAGAGTGTGACAACCCAAGAGCTGGCACTGCTTAAGTAGGCAACGCCACCACATCGACTAGAATTCAAAAGTAAACAACAAAGGACACAGCATGAACGGTTGGGCAACTTACGAAACTTGGAACGCTGCACTGTGGATCGGCAACGATGAGACGATCTACCGCCACGCCAAACTGAATAAGAACCTCGGCTACCGCAAGTGGGCAAAGCGTTTCATTGATGAATTCGGTGAGTACATCACGGGCGACGGGGTTGCCTGGTTGCATGACGACATCGACCAAGATGAGATGGATGCCATGCTCGCAGAACTGTAAGGGGTCGCCCCCTTCCATGCTACAATACACAAGAACACAACCCCACACCATGAACGCCACCGCTTTTAATCTCGACAACGCCGTTCGGATCTATGAGGAGACGATCGCTCCTCTTCATGCTCGCTACCTGTCAGAAGACAATGCAGGCGGCAAGATGAGAGCATCGATGGGCGACCTCTATGAGGACGTGGCACAGGCAGTGATCTATGCAGTCGATCCCTCCATCGTGTGTAAGCACAACGATTATATCATGATCGAGAGCAGGGGAGGCAAGAGCTACAAGAAAACACAGGTGGACATCCATGCATACAAGGATGGAGAACTGATCTTTATTGTAGAGGGCAAGACCTATCTAGACTCCTCCATGCTGGACCGTGCCTGCAGTGAGTTCGACAAGATCCGCCGTGTCTACCCTGGCATCCCTGCCGCTGTGTTCACAGGACAGGACGCCACCGACCCAGACTCTGCCGCTTGGTTTGCTGATGAGACAGAGCATCAAGTCTTTGTGGTCAACCAGACCAAGCAACGCAGAAGCACAGCGCCGATCTTTGAGACTGCCGACCCGCTCGACATGATGGCACTGCAGGCATTCGCCCGATGGGTTGACTCCTGCATCTAATCTGGTAGACTATCCAAAGAACACAACCCACAGCATGATGATTTCACTAGACACCAGAGACCACAGCAGCGCCACCGACAAGATCCAACTCTACCCACTGTCTCGCCTGGTGTTTATCCATTGGTCATCGGGTCACTACTCACTGCACCGTGCTCGCATGCGTGACATGTTATTACTATTAGACCAACGAATTGGATTCGGTGAGTGGTGCAATCGTTACGCTCTTAACTAACACTAACCTAGACAACACTATGTAACACAGGGGGCAGTAAAACGCCCCCTTTATTGTATACCCCCGAATGCCGAGCGGGACTCCTACCACTACTCTAACCTACAAAGTGTTACCCAAGCAAGATAAATATTCCAAGGAAATAAAAAAATTTCCCCAGAAAAAATTTCCCCAAAATAGTTGAATCATGAAAGACTACGATCGCTTTATTAATAAGCAAGCAGAAGTATTGAATGAGTTCGATGATTTCTGCGAACAATTCGAGAAACGTGCTGCCGAGAACTTTAAGAACCCAAACAAACAAGATGAAAGATTTGAACTCCTCCGAGAAATCAGCGAACCTGGAAGAGGTGCTATCGATAGCATTCCAGGAGATACGGGAACTGAAAGCTGAAGTCGAGCGTCTAAAGTCTCCAAGTCTCATGTATAGACGCCCTGGTGCTGTCGCACATGAGAAGATAACAGATTACTTGGATGATGTAGATAAACGACTAAAGAAATTAGAATAATGGCAATTCTCATACCTGCAGGAACATCATTTACTTTAGGATCTGGACCTGGGTGGAGGATGTTGCCGCCTCCGAGTAACTTTGTGATACCTGGAATGTTTCGAGATGGTATAAATCTGAATATCTATGAGAACGTGGGGGTAGTGAATGTCACTGCTCAAGCAAACTTGGTATGTCCTGGAGGAACACCTGGTCCCTCACAGCCGAGTCCCGAGTTAATCACAGGTATCAGTATTGGTATCATGCCACCTGGTTGTATTGTACTAGCGGGTGGTGTACCGACTATACCAGAGATGTTAGTAGGCACTGATGCTGTGACATTCGGGAGTATCAGTGTAGCACCTGGAGTCACCACATTAGTATTGCCAATCCCACTCATTGGTAATTACACGGAGAAGTGGATGTATGATATGCAGGCAGGTTTTGGAGAAAGTTACAAAGGTAGTACAATACCACGTACCAGGGACAATATGAGGGGTGTCACATTTCAGGGAGGACTTGGAGTGCAGAAAACCTTTAAGCGTGATGAGAAGTTAAAAAGAATCAGTGGATCGGGAAGGCTCTCTGCATATCAGGCAACACCTGAAGGTAGGGAGTTTGTTGGACCTTTTGTACATGATATAGCACAGAGGGGTAGTAACTATGTACATGCTTATAAACCGTCTCTGATCAAAACTCTGCGTTTTCATTATGAGATTACAGTTACGAGTACATGTCCACCATACATCTGGAAGTTCCCAGCATTTATCGATGTAGATAACAACTGGCAAAATCACACGAAGCGTACTAAATATCGTTTAAGTAAGCAAACCGAAGCAAGAGAAGGATAATGCCAGCAGGAAGTGGAATCAGTCGAATGAAGGATTTGGAGAGTGGTCATCAGTGTTGGCCACCTGTACCTGTAATTACTGGTTCATTGAATGTTTTTGTGAATAAGATTGCAGCAGTAAGAGTTGGTGATGTAACTGCAGTTCATGTATGTGGAAATAAACCACCACATACTGATAAGTGTGTGAAGGGGTCTAAAAGAGTCCGAATCAACAAGATGGATACTATGCGTATAGGTGATCTGTTATCCTATGGTGCAGTGATGACAGAAGGGTCTCATACGGTATTGGCAGGATTGTAGATCTGTGGTATAATACTAGAAGTTCATCATTAGAATAATGGCAAAGTTTAATCGAGCGTTGACGGGTAATTCGTTCATTGAACCAATTCCCAAGAAGAGTCGTCAAGGCAATGGTAAGAACACCAAGTATGCAGCAACAAGTCGAAACAGTGCGAAGAAGCGTTATCGTGGACAGGGTAAGTGAATTTAATTTGCAATCTTCCTGCAGAGAAGGTGTGGGTTCGTAAGGAATACTTACGAGATCATCAAGACGGGCATGGGGAGTTTGTAGAGGGCGTCTGGGTATGTGCTAAAAGCATACCTGGGCGTGCTTTTTACTTTGAGACATACTTGCCTACATATGGAGCAATGTATGACAAGCTACCTATCAGTGCATTTGTAAGATCACCTAAAACACCAGATGTTGATATGAGTCTGGAGAATCTACAATTTTGGAATTGTATGGATTATGGGGTAGCATGTATGAACAAGGGATTTGTATCATCAATGGACTGTGAAGTCTTTACAAGAGACCATGGATTGATGAAAGGTCAATACTTGTTTACATTAGATAACTATCATGCAAACATCGATGTTATAGATAATAATGTAAGTGAGGTGCCACAAGAGCACAAGTCGCATAATTGTATCGCTCTAAACAACGGTCAGTATGCACTATATCCTAATAATAGAATGCGCTTGTATGACCTCTCTATAACCCCCCAGGACCCTCAATTCCCTGACTTTAAGGTATCCACTATAGAATACCAAGTAGAGGCAGGAATTGACTGGGGACGCCTAGGAGACACTGACGATTATTTCTGGCAAACACCAAAGGAGAAAGAAAATGGGTAATTCACCAACTGATAAGAGTAAAGATTTTATCAAATCAGGAATGACTCTTATCACTCAAATAGAGTCTGATAGGATCTTAAAAAAGATCAAGACAGAAGATAAGAAAAAGGACCATAAATAAACAATAAATCGTGTTATTGTGCCCAATCAACAGTCTTTTAAAGATTTAAAGGTTACTATGAAGCCTCATCCAATTACGGGTGACTTACTAGTAACTAAAGACGATGCATCTGTTAAGCAGTCAGTTGTTAATCTTATATTGACTACTCCTGGAGAAAGATTCTTCGACGATGAGTTGGGTTGTGGTATTTCTGAATTACTATTTGAACCACTTGATTTTGGTACAGCGGGTTTGATTGAAGACCAAATCAGAACCACTTTGAGGAAATACGAGTCTAGGGTCACATTGACAGATTTGGCAGTTGACCCAAACTTTGATGATAATGCCTTTGACGTTGCTATTGAGTTTATAATTCGTGGTCGTCAAGACGAACCACCTCAAAACGTCAACTTCCTCTTACAGAGAACCCGATGAAGTACATTCAAGTAAATAATTTAGATTTTGCAGATATCAAGACTGCGCTCAAAGATTACTTAAGAGCGCAGACTGATTTTGTCGATTTTGATTTTGAAGGGTCTGCCTGGAGTAATTTGCTAGATGTACTAGCATATAATACGTATTACACCGCGTTCAACACGAACATGGTGGCTAATGAGTTGTTTTTGGAGTCAGCAACACTCCGTGATAACGTTGTATCTCTTGCGAAACAATTAGGATATAAACCAAAGTCTATTGTTTCTCCGCAAGCAACAGTTAATTTTCAAGTAAATTTTACAGGAACATACCCAAGTGTCATTACCTTGAAGAAAGGCACGGGATTTGTTACTACATTTGATGATCAGTTATATCGTTTTGTCGTAATTGATGATTACAAAGCGGGGGTTGTTAACGGTCAAGCAATTTTTGAGAACGTTGTACTCCAAGAAGGTACTCTCATTGAAGAGACTTATACCAAGTCTACGGTATTAAAAAATCAAAAGTTCATTCTAAAGAACAGTGGTGCGGACACAAGCACACTGCGTGTCAAGGTATTCCCCATCGAGGGAGCATCAGAGTTTGCATACTACAATCAGATCAACAATATCATTGATATTGGAGCATCTGACAAGATCTATTACGTAGATGAAAACGCTGATGAGCAATATCAACTCTTTTTTGGTGATGGTGTAGTTGGATCTGCGCTAGAGAATGATAACTTTGTTGAGGTATCATACTTAATTTCTGGTGGTGCTGCAGCAAATGGCGCTAGTGTATTTACATTTAGTGGTGTTCTACAGGATAATAACGGTACTGCATACCCACTTACGGTAACTAACATTACAACAGTTTCTGCAGCTGATGGTGGAGCGGGAATTGAAAGTATTGATAAGATTAAGTTCAATGCTCCTAAACTATATGCCACACAGAACAGAGCAGTTACTGCAATGGACTATGGTGCTATTGTAAGAGAAATTTATCCTGCAGTATCTGACATCATTACATATGGTGGTGAAGAGGAGAGATACCCTGAATTTGGTAAAGTCAAGATTGTCATCAAACCAGATAGTGGTGCTACACTTTCTAGTGTGACTAAAAAGCAAATTATTGCTAGATTGAAAGACTATGCTGTAGCATCAGTCACTCCAGAAATCAAGGATCCATCAATCTTGTATCTAGAACTAGACAGTAGAGTCAGTTTCAATACACGTATTACAAATCAATTCCCTACTGATGTTAAAACTAAAGTCACTAATTCAGTAGAAGAGTATACTAAACTATCTGATACCGAGAAATTTAACGGCAAATTTAGATATAGTAAGTATGTTGGAGTAATTGACAACGCTGATCGTTCAGTTACTTCCAACACTACGACAGTAATGATGAGGAAGGATTTCTATCCACAAATCAATACTACTACTTACTACGAACTTTGTTTCCAGAACCCATTTAAGTTGTCATGTCCTGAAGATGGACCTGTTGTTATGTCAACAGGATTCAAGGTCACTGCTTATCCCAATGTTGTCGTTTATTTTGAAGACAGGGATGGTAAAATCGTCCTATATAGATTGGATCCTGGTACAGGTGAAAAGATTGTCCTGAACGACAATATTGGCGATGTTGATTATGAGGAAGGCGAAATCAAATTATATGATGTAACCATCTTACAGGGAACCTTCTTTGACAACAGAATCTCGGTTCGAGTGATCCCACGTAACAATGACATCAGTGCATCTAGACACATGTATCTAGATTTAGATGTTGCAAATAGCAAGTTCGCGGTATATCCAGAGTAATAGATGAGTACACAGATTTCGGCTCTAATTGAAGACCAACTTCCTGGGTTTATTGTTTCTGAATACGAAAACTTTTCGAGTATTTTAGAAGCATACTATCGACAACAGGAATCGGTCGGTCAACCTCTTGATATCATCAGCAACATTACGAAATATCGTGATGTTGATTTTTATGAGAAGAATTTACTGAAAGAATCTACTACAGTTGCTTTGACTGTAAATGCATCCTCCACGACTTTGGTAGTCGCTGATGCTAGTTCATTTCCAGAGAAGAACGGATATATTAGAGTTGGAACAGAAATCTGTTTCTACAAAGAGAGAACAGATACAGAATTTTTAGATGTCTCTAGAGGAGTGAGTGGTACAACCATTCTCGGAGACCTACACAATGAGTCCACATTTGTGTCTACATCAGCAGTAGACCACTATGTTGGTGAAGATGTACATAACTTAAGTCATCTGTTCTTGTATGCCTTTGTAAGGGCATTTGAGCGAGAGTACCTAGTTAACTTCCCAGAAGCATACTTGAAGGATGATGTAGACAAGAGACTCCTAATCAAGAACATTGGAGACTTCTACAAAACTAAAGGTGGCAACAAATCTATCAGATTCATCTTCAATACTATTGTATCAAAGAGATCTGATGATATTCCAACTACATACTTTCCAAAAGATAGCACAGTAAAGGTATCGGAATCTGATTGGTCTGCTGTATTTGCAGTACAAGCAATCGTTTTGAGTGGTGATGCCAATAAATTGATTGGTAAGACTATTATCCAGCAAGAGGATAAGAATTCTATTGGATCTTCATATGCATCTGCTAATGTAGAGAATATAATCCAAATTGGTAAAGTAGGAGACTATGGTCTTTATAATTTAATTATCGACCCTGTTTCTGTAAATGGCAATTTTAACATCCCCCAAAAGACAGTGCTGGACAGGGTTTTGGGGACCTCTCTTACAACTAACGATACAATCACTGTAGACTCTACTTTAGGTTGGAGCTCCCAAGAAGGGTTTGTGCAGATCAATGGTGAGATCATTGAGTACGAAGGAAAAACAGCACGACAGTTTGTTATCAAAGAACGTGGAACTGTCACGAGAATTCACAATGTCGGTGACATTGTAACTAGTTACTCTAATGTAAGAAGTGACGATGTTAGTTTGCTTCTATATGGTATTCTAACAAAACTTTCTCCAGATGTAGTATATCCTTACTCACAAACAGGAGATAAGATTCAGATTTCTAAACCTGGATTTGAAACTAGAAATACCATCATTTATGACGAATCATCTAGATCTGTAAGGTGGAAAGTAAATACCACAGGTGCTTATGCTTCGGTTCCTCTTAATCCTGGTGTAGGTCTCCCACTTCAAAAATATTTGGCTGATGTCAGTGCTGTCTATCAAGACGGTCAGTATTACTATATTGCTACTTCCTCATATCCATCTACACCTATTCTTACTGGTCAAGATCAACCTAACTTGGTTGATGGAAATCAACTCAAGCTTATTCCCAAAACTACTAGTACGACCACTGAAGTCTATAAAACCCCATTTAGAGACATCGGTGTATTTGTAGACGGTAGTATTGCTTTTGGATATAAAAGCGAGGATCAGATTGCATATGGCAACATCCAATCTTACACATTGACCTCCAGAGGTTCTGGATACACAAAACCTCCTTTTGTTCTTATTAATGGTGAAGAGCAACTAGCTTTGTCAACTTTAGTCGGTGATACTGTAAACTCTGTATTTACTCGTCTCGATAAGAATTATACAGCAGATCCTCTAGTAGAAATTGTTAGTGGACGAAATGGTGTAGCAGAAGCTATTGTAACTTCTGGAGAAATTACTAGTATTCGTCTAATTAATGCTGGAGAATATTATTCAGCACCCCCAGTTGTTGTTATTACCGATTTGGCAGGAAAAGGTAGATTTGCAGAATTTAGAGCGACTGTTGATACCAAAGGTAAGATTACTGGATTTGAACAAGTTGATGGTGGTAAATTCTATACTCAAGAGAATGTACGAGTACAAATTGTAGAAGAGGCAAGAAACAATCCTGCAGCAGCAACTGCCACGATTTACAGGTGGGTAAAAGACCGATATTTTAATAATTCTAATTTCATTGATGATAACGGTGGTCTTGCAATAAAAGACCTCATAGAAAATGAATTTTACTATGGTGTGGTTGCAAACCCCAAACGTCTTCGTTTTAGACTAGGGGACAATTTAACACCAACTCAATTCCAAGAGACTCCTACTTTAACACACTCGCCCATCCTAGGTTATGCCTATGATGGCAATCCGATTTACGGTCCTTACGGTTACAGCAACCCACTATCTGATCAATCTTCTATTGCAAGGATGAATAGTGGATATCAGCTTAAATCCAGTCGAACTGATGGTCCAGTAGACGCTCCATATGACATGGGAACGTTTGTAGATGACTATGAATGGATTGCTACTGTTGATACTGGTAAGACTCGTCTTGATGTTAATAATGGTAGATTCTGTGTAACACCAGAATATCCACAAGGTACATATGCATACTTTGTGACTATTGATGCTACTAATACTCCTGCGTACCCTTATATCCTTGGAGAGAACTTCTATTCTCTACCAGTTAGGTCTAACTACGAAAGTAAAGTAACTCAAAGATCTATTCCCATCACATCTGAACGTTTATTCATTCCAGGAACGTTGAAGAATGGTTCTGAAGAAATTGCGTATATTGATACTGTAAGTAAAGGATTTGTTAATACAGTAGATATTGAAGATTCTCAACCTACGTTCCAAATTGGATCAAGAATATATGTAGATGACAGTGGCACTGGTGGATCTGGTGCTGCTGGTATTGTTGCATCTACATTTGGTAAGACTGTCTCTGGTATTGAGTCTAAAGAGACCAAAGCAGCTCTATTGACATCTCTTTCTAGCTTCTTTGCATTTGAGGGTGATATTATCACTCAAGAAACTACAGGTGCAACTGGTGAAGTTATTAGAGACATTTCAGAAGAAAATGAAATTGGTGTCAGAAATATCACTGGATCTTTCGAGTCTGGATATGAAATCAATTCTTCTACTCAAGTAATCAATTTACTACTATCTCAAAACAGTTCTTACACTTTAGGAGAAACTCTTGCTTTAGTTCTATTTGAGGATCCAACAACAGAGATTGCTACTGGAGAAATCCTAAATCAAACTATTGACCAAAATTCAGTTCGTCTGAAGGTTACGAGTGGTGATTTTGCTGATTATCTCAATTATAATGAAGGTGAAGTAATTCTTAAAAGTTCTGACCTAGGTAATACTGCAGGAACAGAGATTGTAATTATCAATCAATTGAGTAGAGATATTAATATTACTGATGTTGATGAGTCTATTGCTATTCTAGAAACAACTGAAAATCATGACTTTGGTACTGGAGATATTATTAATATCACAGTAGATCCTGATCCTGCTACTACAGAGACAACTTATTATGTAACGAAGAAAAAGTTTCAAGAGATCACTTTACTTCCAAATGAATATAGTGCAAAGGTTGATGATACTGGTGTTGGTGAGTCTACTGTACTTGGTTTAGGTAAAGATTACATTTCTGGGGAGTATACTGATGTCCCTCTTGTATTTGCTAATTCTGCTTTGTCGAGATCTGACGTAGTAGCAGCAAAGGCATCTGTAAGTGTAGATACTGCTAATTTTGATAATAGCGGTAATATTGGTAATATTACCATCACTAGTGCTGGTGCAAATTATAAAGCAGACGATATCTTAACAATTGATCCATCTGCTATTGCTAAAGTAGATGCAGCTGATTCAGACATCTCTCCGATTCTATCGATGGTGTATTTGAATCAAACAGAAGTTGATTCTTATGCACAGAAAAGATTCTTCGTTGCTGAAGCAGATTATCCAACTGTTGTAACAGCACTGGGCACTCCTGGCGGATTCTTCCAAAATGATTCTGGTGGCACTAATCTCATCTATATTTCTAAAGATGATGCAAATTTTTCCATCACTTACTTTGTTGCTGATACTGAAGGTGAAGATTTAACTACTTCAGATACTATTAGTGGTGTTGCAATTACTAGTGTTGACATATACAGCCCTCCAGGTAGTCTTAAACCCCAATACAGATTTGAAGATGATCAAGGTGAGCGAAACCCAGATTATGAAATACGAGTAGGATCTACTCTTACTTTACAACCAATGCCTGGTCATGCAGTGCATGTTGTATCTGACATTGAGTTGGGACTCAAAGATGATGGTCGTGCTCAATTTACTGTCGATTATACAGTTGCTGCTGGTGTTACTAACAGTGGATCTGTAACAGATCCTATTGTCTTTGTACCTACAGTTCCTGGTGTATATCAATATGTCTGTGTAACTCATCCAGAAGCTCGTGGAACTATCACAGTGTATCCTGCACCAAGTGCTGCTGGTCCACTAATTAACGTTGATGCTGTTGGTTTTGGTGTTGATAGAACAGACGTAAACGTTACTAATACTTTTGCAGCATCAGTTGACGATCTTGTATCTATTGGTAACGAAATTATTAAAATTACTGCTGTAGATACAGATAATAAAAATATTTCGGTAGCAAGAGCTCAAGAAGGAACTATTAAAGTTAACCATTCTAATGATAAAGAATTAGTATCTTATTTGCCGAATTACCGATTTGCAGAGGGTACAAGAATTGGAACTGGCGTCAATGCACCAGTAGTTGTTTCTTACAATAAGGAAACTAAAAAACTAATTGTCAACTGGGATTACAATGCAACTAGTCCTGTTGCTTTGACTACAGTATCTTCAATTGTTGATACCAGTAGTCCACAAAAAATCGTTACTGTCGGTTCAGTAGGTGATGTTGTTGATAAGCTTCTATTCTCTACAGATAACACAAGTTTCCTCACTAATCCTATTGTAGATATTCAAAAGTATTATTTCTACAAGTTTGATGTAAGTCATCCTTCGATGTTGAACTCTTACCTTGATATTTCAACCAGTCCAAACTTCAATGTCTTTACTGAAGAAAAAGAAGTTGGTTTGAATGAACCTGGTAATGCTGGTGCGTTTGTGAGAATTAGACTTGGATATGGCGCAAACATTGGAGAACAAACAAGAAAAGATGTTAACTTCACAAGTTACTACTATTTCTTGACTTCTTCCACAACTGATACTGAAGGATCTTATCTTCGTATTGTTGATGACCCTCTATCGGGTAGAAAAGAAGTTGCATATACCACAGACAAAAAAGTTGTCTACAAACTTTCTGATGTTCCTCAATATGATGGAACTGGAGAGATTAGATATACAGGTAGGTCAGTTGGTAAGATTCATTCTATCAAATTAGACAATCTTGGATCTGAATATGATAAGTTGCCAATTATTAAAGGTGTAGTCCCTGCAGATGGATACAAAGCAGTCGTTACTGCTATTAGGGATATAGCCACTAATAACATTATTTCAATTGATATTGTTACTCCAGGTCAAGGATATTCCAAACCAGAAGTTGTTGTTGCTTCTGGTCTAGGAAGTGGTCTTAAAGCAATTGCTGATGTAAAGGATGGTATCATCACTCAAGTTAGAATTACTGATCCTGGTAATTATACCACCACACCAGAACTAGAAATTATTGAAACAGACAATAAGATGTTTTTTGTGTCTGATAATATTGGTCGTCCACAAAACGTTAATTTTGTAAGAAATGGATCTGGATTCCATAGTGATAGTACGATTAGATCAAATTACTATTCACCTAATGTTTTTATTCTTGATAGCTTTGATTTAGATGCATTTAGACCTGGCGAAACTATTGAACAGAAAGTAAATGGTATTATTGTTGCTCAAGGCATAGTTGCTCAAAATGGATGGAGAGTAGGATCTAATATTCTACGTTTGGAAGATATTGTCGGTGTTTTTAAAGAGGGACAGACTATCATTGGAAAGAGTAGAAAGAAAACTGCTCGTATCAAGACAATCAGTAGATCTTCGTTTATTCCTAACATTGTTACTAGAGAAAAAACAATTGGTAGATTTACTTCCGACAGAGGAAAGGTAAGTTCTAGCAATCAAAGAATCCATGATTCTAATTTCTATCAAGATTATTCCTATGTTGTTAGATCTAGGACACCAATCA